GGGTGTGATGGGAACTAGAACTGGTTATCAATTAAAATCTGCTAGAAGATCTTTAAATATAATGTTTCAAGAGTGGGGTAATAGAGGTGTTCATTTATGGAAAGTTAAATTAGCTAAAATTCCTTTAGTGGAAGGCCAAGCAGAATATAATTTTGCATCTGATTCTACAAATTTTCCTGAAGATATTGATACAGTTTTAGAGGCTTATTATAGAAATAATTCTGATACCACTGCACCACAAGATATCGCTCTTACAAAAATAGATAGATCAACATATTCACAAACACCAAACAAATTAGCTAAAGGCACACCCTCACAATATTATGTGGAGAGAAAATTAAATCCAAGTATATTTTTATATACAACACCAAGTGCGAGTGTATCAGACACTACAACACCAACTAAATTTCAATTTTGTTTTTATTATTTAGCTAGAATACAAGACGCTGGTTCTTATAATTTTACATCAGATGTAGTTAATAGATTTTATCCATGTATGATGTCGGGTCTTGCATATTACTTAAGTCAAAAATATTCACCAGATAGAAGTCAAGAATTAGAACGTAGATATGAGAGTGAATTATTAAGAGCATTAGATGCAGATAATCAAGGCACATCTACTTTTATCTCACCACAAACATTTTATGGAGATGGAGTATAATGGGTAAGTACGCAGCAGGAAAATATGCATACGCGATATCAGACAGATCTGGTTTAAGATTTCCATATAATGAGATGGTTAGAGAATGGAATGGATCTTTAGTTCACGTGTCAGAGTTTGAACCAAAGCAACCACAATTAGAACCAAAACCAGTTGGTTCTGATCCACAAGCTTTATTTAATCCAAGACCACAACCAGCTTCTCAAATAAGTTTAATACTTTTGAATAATAATCCCTTTACGTCTGTTATTTATTCTGGAACAACTTACATAAATGTTTTTTCTTTAAATCATCAAAGGGCAGCGGGATCAATTGTAAGATTTAGAGGACCACCTGTTGTAACTTCTGCTGGACCTGGTGGTGCTAATCCAGATGATTTAAAAAATTTGCAAGCATTTGCAACTATTCCAACATTTGATAATGTAAGTGATTTAAACAAAACATCTGGTTTTACAATTGCATTAGGACAAATAGATTCTTCAGGAAATGTTACAGGAGCTACAACATCAGATCCTTTAACAGATCCAATAAATTATTTTTACATAACTAGCACTAGTAATGCTACATCAGGTGGTATATCAGGCGGTGGAGAAAATTGTTCAGCGGGACCAGTAACGTTAGATGTGATAAGTGGAGGTTCATCACCTGTGGGTCCGTCACCTAGCCCATCACCTAGTCCATCACCTAGTCCATCACCTAGTCCATCACCTTATGGGGGAGGATACTAATGGCATACACTTTAACAAATTTACAAACAGATATTAGAAACTACACAGAAGTAGATAGTAATGTTTTATCTGATTCTGTATTAGAAAGAATAATTAAAAACGCAGAATTAAAAATTCATAGATCAATCGACACTGATCAAAGTGTATTTTATGCTACATCAAATTTAATTATTGGTAACAGATATGTAACCATACCAGCTGATTTAAGATTTATTAGATATGTCCAGCTAAAAGACACAGCTGGAAATCAGTATTATTTAGAGCAAAGAGATACTAGTTTTATGGCAGAATATTACTCCACACCTGGAACTTCAGCTGTAGATATACCTAAATATTACTCTAATTGGGATGAAGAGTTTTGGATGGTTGCTCCGACACCTGATAAAACTTATGAAGCATCGTATGATGAAGCTTTAGAATCGTATGCTATCGAACAAATCGGTAACAGACGCAGAGACGAATATCAAGATGGTGAAGTTCGAGCTCAACTTAACGTTAAACCACCATCAAGTTATGGAAAATAAATAGGAGAAAAAAATGGCAAACATAGTACCATTCGCATTTAAAGGTGAACTAGCATCAGGAACGCATAATTTTAGTTCCGGTGGTGACTCTTTTAAAATAGCATTATACACAGCTAATCCTTACACAACATCAAGCACAGTGTTTTCAGCTACAGACGAAGTTAGTTCTTCAGGTGGTAGTAACTATCCATCAGGCGGTAAAGCATTAACAAGTCAAACAGTTACAGCAACAACTGCTACAACTGCGATTGATTTTGCAGACACGACTTTTTCTAGTGCAACTTTTACAGCAGCATTTGCAGCTATCTACAATACAAGTGCTTCTAATAAATTGTGTGTAGTTTTAGATTTTGGTGGCAACAAGACAGCGACAAACGGAACTTTTACAATTTCGTATCCTGATCCTACTACACCAAGTAATGCGATTATAAGTATAACATCATAAGGAGATAAATGGCGTTAGTTATAAATGACAGAGTAAAAGTAACAAGCACAACCACTGGTACGGGTGCATTCGCACTTGGATCAGCGGTAACTGGTTTTGAAACTTTTGCACAAGGTATAGGAAACAATAACACGACTTACTATTGTATCTTTAATCAAGGCACAAGTGAGTTTGAAGTTGGACTTGGAACATTAGATGCTTCAAGTGCAAATATAACTAGAGGATCAGGAGCTACAATTTTTAGTAGTTCTAATTCTGATAATGTTGTTGATTTTAGTGCGGGTACAAAAGATGTATTCTGTACTCTACCAGCAAGTAAATCGGTTTTCTTGGATGCATCAGGAGATCCGGTGGGAGCAGCTTCAGCAGGTTTTGCACTTGCAATGGCTGTTGCATTATAAAGGAATAAATTATGGCACAAAATTTTAGAAACAATTTACAAAGAAACGTTGGGACATCTGAAGTTACTTTAATAACTGGTGGAGACTTTGATGCAGTTATTGGAATTAGATGTTGTAATGTTACTACCTCTACTATTTTAGTTGACGTTTTTATTGAAAATAGCAGTAATGATCATTTTCTAGCTAAAGACGTTTCAGTCCCACCAAACAGTGCGATTGAATTAATTCAAGGTGGAGCAAAAATTGTTTTAAAGAATGGTGATGTATTAAAAGCTAATAGTAACACTGCTTCTAGTTTAGATATTGTCACTTCATTCATAGACGATATTAGTTCGTAGGAGGAATTATGACGGCAGTAGTAAATGGAATCCAATACATCGGAGGTCAAACAGCTCCAGATGAATTTATAAAAAATCAAGCAGGTACAATCGACGGTACGCAAACAATCGAAAATGGTGTTCTTGCGGGACCTATTACAGTGCCTGGAACAATCACAGTGACAGGAACGTTAGTAATAGTTTAATGAGTGAAATAAAAGTAAATAAAATTAGTCCACGATCAGGAACAACAGTAACCCTAGGAGATAGCGGCGATACATTCACAATTCCATCAGGTGCAACAATTAACAATCAAGGCACAGCAACAAATTTTGGTGCAACAGGTGCAGCTTCTTGGACAACAACAGTTAAGACATCAACTTTTACAGCAGTTGCTGGCGAAGGTTATTTTGTAGACACAAACGGTGGAGCAATAACAGTTAATTTACCAGCTGGAACAGCAGGAGCTGTAGTTGCAATAAAAGATTACCGAAATACTTTTGATACAAATAATGTAACATTAGTTGCTAATGGTTCAGATAAAATTGGTGGTTCAACTGATAATAAAGTATTAAGAACCGAAGGACAAGCTGTTACTATAATTTTTATAGATTCAACAAGAGGTTGGTTAGTAACTGATGATGGTCTACAAAGTAGTTTAGGAGAAGTACAATATGCGGTAGATTTTTTATGTGTTGGTGGTGGCGGTGGAGGTACCGGAACTGGAGGAGCAGGAGGATCAGGTGCTGGTGGATATAGAGCCTCTTTTAATAGTGAAACTTCAGGCGGTGGTGGTTCATCTGAAAGTTCTATAAATTTAACTCCTGGTACAGTTTATACAATTGCAGTAGGAAATGGTGGTGCCGCATCCTCAACAGATTCAGGACTAGGTGGTCAAGGAGGAGATAGTTCTATTTCTGGTTCAGGTCTTACAACCATAACTTCTTCCGGAGGTGGATATGGTGGTGGAACTGGAGATCTAGATGGTTCTCCTGGTGGATCAGGGGGTGGAGGAGATGGAGGTTCTGGAGCAGGTTCTGCTGGAACAGCTAATCAAGGTTTTGCAGGTGGTAGTTCAGATAATAATGCAGCTGGTGCAGGAGGTGGTGGTGCTGGTGCGGTAGGTGCAGATAATAGCGGAAGTACGGCAGGCAATGGTGGAACAGGTG